CATACAAAGCAAAGGCAACAATCGTTTCCACATTAACTACTAAGCCTTTCTAGCCTGTCCTCAAGACGCTGTAGACTGTCAGTTATTCTTTGCAAATCGTTACGCAACTCACCGCGTGACACAAAGTCCTCGCGTGTTCTGTTTATCAAGATATCCAGCCGTTTGACCTCACGCGCTTGTGTGCCAAGAAACCAGCCGCCAGCCATGACTAGGACGCCAATCAAGCCGTCTATTATGTGAACAAGGTCCATTATTATTCCGCAGCATCTTTCATAGTTTGATATGCTGTCTTGACTGCATCTGTCCACACAGCGTTACACACGGCTTTCACTTCTGTTGACTCACCGCTGATGTCTGTGTCAGTCCACGAATTATCAACCTTAGATGAACAATTCAAAACATGACGGTGATAATTACGGCTAATCTCTACATCGTCATCTTTTATTATAGTTGCTTTACGAACTTGCACTTTTTTGTATGGGCCACGCACTTCGCAGTCGTATTCAAATTCTTTAGTTAGCGCCATTTTTACCTCCTATGGCTATCGGACTGTCCGACCCGCACCGGCTGGTGGGGTTATCCTGTTATGAATGAAAAGGCTAGTTGAAGATATAGAGTGTCTCCAACATCTGCGTATTGTATAGCTTCACCAGTAGTTCCCGAAACGTCAGTTACTCTAAAAGTTATCTCGTCCGCATTGTGTGACAAAATACCCATAAGGGTGCCGTTTGTATTGCCTGACGTGTCAAAGCCAGCACCAACGTGGTCGAACAAACTCACTGCTGTTCTAGCTTTAATATTGTTGGTTGATGTAAAAGGCAGGCCCCCGATTTGAAAGTTGTTCGACGAGGTAGGACTTCCTTTGCTGGTCAAGCGAATTGAACAAGTCATGTGTACGATTCGACCTACTTTGGTGTATTGACCAGCAGTAAAACTGGTGTTGTAAGCTGCATCGCTGACTGCTGTGCCACTCTGTCTAATGTCGGGCGTCCAATCACCTTCTTCGTAGTCATCTAGCGCATTGGCTGTAGCTGTGTCGCCGTTAAAGGTAAGGCCGCCACCCGTAATAGAAGCAACGATTGCCCCAGCCGCATTACTAAATCGCAATTCGTCTGCCCCACCACCACCGATTTGTCCTGCAATATTTCCTGAGTGTTTGAACACGGCTCTGTACTGATTTGGACCATCAAAGTTAAATCTCGTGTCGCCGCTGGATGTTCCAAATGTAGAGGTACCCTCAATAGTGGCTGTACCGCTGCATGTGAGGCCATCAACGTCCACGACACCACCAGTTATGGTGCCAGTCGTTGTAATAGCACTAGAACCGTTGTCAATTGCGCCAAAGCCGCTTGTGATAGAGCCAGAGTTGAGTGCGCCTGTTGTGACGATGTTTGAGCTTCCAGCCGCTGGTGCCGCTGCTATGTCAGACAACACCTCTGATGCAGAACGCCCCTCAATAGCTGTGCCATCCACGCGCAGGAAATCATTGTCTGCAACACCGCTAGTGAACTTTGGCACATTGTTGTTTGAGATGCCTGTGTCTAGCGTGGCGGTGGCTGTGATAGCCGTGCCGTTCAGCGTCATAGCGTCAGCTTCTAGCGTGCCATCAATATCTGCATCACCGCTCACGTCCAGAGATCCAGCATCTAACTCGCCAGTAAGCGTGATATTACGGAAGCTGGCAGCATCTTTGTTGCTATCGACTACTACAGCCTTAGACGCCGCCACTGTACCTGCTGTAACGCCATCAATAGCTTCTAACTCAGCCTCATTGATAACTGCCCCAGAGCCAAGCGTGAGTTCCCCTGACAGTGTTATGTTGCGGAAGCCCGTGATGTCTTTGTTGCCATCAACTAGAACGCCCTTGCTTGCTGATACGGTTCCTGCCGTAACGCCAGAAAACAAGCTCTCAATCAGCAAGTCATATTTGGAACTATTTGTGTTTGTCGTAAGAGGCTGAGAGCCGCTAGATGTGTGTGCCTCATTTACAAAAAAGATATTGCCTGTGCTTGTGTCTTTGACAATATCGCGCTGGTTGTAGGACGTAGATGCCGCCCAATCCCCTCTATTGGTGCCAAGCTCTTGAGTAACAGACAATTCACCAGAGCTATCAAATGCAAGAATTTTGTTAGCACGATCTGTTGCGCCAACTGTAAACTCTGTGGATGTCATGGTGTTTGTGCGAGATAGCTTGATGGAGCGGTCAAGCTCGTCTTGCTGGTCTTGTGTTATAAGCGTTAGCTTGTCAAGCGCGTCCTCATGTGAGGCGGCAGGGAACGGATCGTTAGGAGTGTAGTCTGTGGCCTGTGTCTGCGCAGTCTGGCGTAGCAGCACCACTGTTTGCGCAGATGTTGGCGCACTGCCAAACACCACATTACCACCGCTTGCACTGCCAACCCCCGTAACGCTGTAGTGCGTTGTCTTAGTCTGAACAGTCTCTGTGCCAGTAGCTGTGGTGCGCAGGATGACAGTAATATCGTCATCATCAAATATCTTGAAGGAGTAAGCAAAGGTGGTGGTAGATCCATCCCCTGTATAGCTATTCCTTTTGGTTGTGCTGCTAACTGTCATTTTTCGCTCCTTGCACCTTTATACGCGATTTTGGCCTTATCGTACATACTGTGATGGTGGAAAGTAAAACTCTTGCCCTGTGTCCTTCTTCATGCGCCTTTCCATACGCTTGAAGTAGCCTGGATTTGCAAACTCTGTAAGCTCATACATGAACAAGTAGTCTAACGCCAACTTTGCATAGAACAAGTTTGCGCCAGGAATGTTGCGCATAGCCAACCTTACTGTTTCCGCTGCCGCATCGTCACCACTGCGAAACTTGCCGTAAATCTTTAACACATCTGCCGCGGTGCCAAAGGTAGGGCCAGCAAGCGTTTCAAGCGGTCCCTGACCATACCTGTTAAACTCACCAAATATGAAGTCTCCGTAGATTCCTGCACCACCACCTTGTGTAAAGGCACGGAACAACAGCTCTTTATTTAAGGTGTAATCATCACTAAAAACTTCCGCAGGTTCCTTGCCCTTCAAAATGTCTTTCAGCGTAACGGACATATACCCCATCATTGTTGAGCCAACCATCATCTTTGCAACGCCATAATATCCAGATGAGGCTTTTTGCCTGCTCAAACCTTTTGTAACATAGGTGATTGGAAAGCCTTTAAGCTGCATAATCATTCGTATTGCTTCACCCATAACTGTACCGCGTGGCAACCCTTGGTTCATAATAGCACGCTCTCTTGCGCCTGGGGTTGGGATAGCCGTGTCTGCACTATCAGCGTAGTAAGCTGATATTTTACTGCGTAGGTCATCACGAAACTGTTGGCGCATCTTGTCTGTTATATCAAGCTGTCCTGTGCGTTGCGCGATCAACGGGTCTATCTTTTCAACAGCTATTTCATCAGCGATATCAGGCACCAGATACTTGCGCCCATCAGCCGCCTTCATGTCCATGCCACGGAACAAAGACCACTCTGCCTCATTTATATCGTAAAGACTAAGCAACCTACGTGTTTCTGGTGGTATCGCGTTGTAGGATCTGTTGCTGTAGTTAGCAAGGTCAGCAGATAACATACGCGCAATGCCAACCTTTTGTGTGCTGTTCCACCATTGCATACCATTCAGCTTAAAATACAACTGATGTGCCTTGGAGATCATTCCAGGGCCGCTATCATTTGCACCAAATCTGGCGTGAACGTCTGCTAACTCGTTTTCAACACCAACACTTAGCAGGTATGCCAACTCTTTTTGCTCTTTACTGTTGAACAAACGGAATGTGTCACGCAAAGCAGAAGCGTAAGCACCAAAAATGTTCCGTTCTGTGTTTGCGTTTATAAACGCTGCCTTGGTTGCAATGTCTGAAAACGATGAAATCGTGGCAAACCCTAGCTTTGCCATTGATTGCAACATACGAAAGCCAGCAGCTATGCCAGCGTAAGTAACCGTTGTATTCAGTATGGGCTGGGTTGCGCCTAGTGCGCGGGTTGTTCCATCCAACTCTGCAAACTGGTTTCTCAAGCGTCCTTCTTTTATGGGCTTTGCAACGCCCTTTGGCTTTATTTCTGTAATTATTCTGTCGAACATGGCTTTTGGGTTTGTGCCAAAAGTTTCAAGCAAACCTATGGCTTGCGCATCATGAGAGATGCCTTGGTAGACGGCCTCAGAAAGTTTCATGCGGCTAAATCTGTTTGCGTATGCCAGCGCAGACTTGCCATTTTTAAAGTGGATTATGCGCTGCGCACTTAGGCGTTTGGCAAGGTTTACTGGCCCCTTAAACTCTGGCTGCACACCGCCCATACCGCCCACACCGTCAGCCTTCATATGGTTGCCGCTAACAAGGTTGTCATACATAGAGCCAAGAAACTCAACCTCAGTCATGTCGTCTGGCTTGTTAGCCATAGTTTTTTCTATGTCCATGTTTTCAGATACAAAAGTAATCCACGCTTGTTTATCTTCTTCTGTGCCTTTGCCGCGTATCAACAATGGGTCATGGTGCTGGCGCACGACATAATTCTCAAGCTCACCAATGTTTGCACCGTTTCTATTCTTGCGGTCTAACAGACGCTTCTGTACCTTTTTAATTGTCTCTGCAATTTGACGCGCCTCCTTGCTGCCACTGCTTCCAAGGCCATCAAACATTTCTTGATAAATTTTTTCATCTAGCTCATTGGAGCGGAAAATATCTAGCAAATCATTTCGTTTTAACTCGCCTACCAATGCGCCCGTGTTGTCTAAAAATATACTACGCTGCTTGGCGTCAATGCTATACAGACTGCGCCTTGCATCGCCAACAAGGATAGCAGACAACGCTTTACCAGGATCATTAGGCTCCTGACGCAATGCAGTCATCACCGTTGCGTATGCGCGTGCATTGATGAGACGGTTGCGCTTTTGTATAGCAGACTCAATCCTTGCTCTTTTGGCTAATTCTTTGGCCTCTTCAATGAGTTCGCCAAGCTCACTGTCACCGTACACACCGTCACGGCGATCAATCTTGTCTTGCATGATTTTAAGGATGGCATCTATCTCATCCTGCGCGACAGCTATATCTTTGTCCTGCGCAATCTTGCGTAGCTCTGCACTACAGATCTTAATGCTCATCCTACGCTCCTGCCATTTCTGTTTACACAGACTGCGGCTGTTCTAGCAGCTTCATCCATATATTCATCTGCACGGCGCAAAGCCTCATCTGCTATACGAATGTCCTCATCTATGTCAGCGGGTATAGTAACATCAGCACGCAATATTTCTAAATCCTGTTCAAGCAACGCTATCTCATCAACAGTATCTTGAAACTCTTGGATTGTTAGATCCATGCCAGCAGCGTCCATCTCGTCAAGTTTCGGCTTTTGGTCTGCATCAACGCCAAGGTTGTAATCTTGAATACGCGTCTCATTCTGAGCGTTCAAAGACTCTTGCTGGGTAAGCGGTGAGCCTTCAAGAGACTGCGGCTCCACATCACGTTGCTCTAAGCCAGATACAGCATTTTGGTTGTATTCAAGCAACTCAGTTTCTGCAATTACGCGATCAAGCTCTGTCTCGCTCAAGCCTGTTGGGTCAATCCCACGCCTATTCAAAAACTCTTGAAGGTCTTGTGCAGCTTTATAGGCATCTACAGCATTTTGATCTGCTGCTGAATATTGTTTGTTTCCAGCCTTGTCCTCTCGCACAGCTTTGATAAAATCGTTTATATCAATCTCATCAGGCACGCCCTCAATAGCTGCTGGTAAATAGCCATCCTCTCTAGCGGCTGTAAGCATGTCATCAACAGAACGTCCACCCTTTGCTGCGCTTACATAAAACTTACCAGCCTTTGCCGCTGGGATGTCTTTTTTTAAGTCAGCGGCACCCGTGCTGTTAGGATCTATTCCACCCTTTGCCCTGATGTATTGTATCAGTGTCTTTGGCTCTTCAACACGCAACTGTGGTGGACGCGCCCTGCCTTTGCGTCTTGGCTCTGCTGGCCGCTGGCGAGGCTCATCACCGCGCAAAACAGTTTCTTCTATAATATCACCAGTCTCAGGGTCAAACCTACGCTCTACGCCCCTCACAGAGCGATCCTGGGCTAAACGCTCGTTTGCCCTAGCAATAATGTCTGCGTCTTTTGCTGCTTCTTGTTGCTCGACTAATCGACCAGCGGTTATTGGCTGATCCGTGACTGCTTGTGCAACGCTGCGTGCCAAAGCCTCATCGCTTACCCTGCTGGCCTCTATCCTGTCAGATATTTTGCCGAATCCAACGTGCAAGCCACCGCCAAGTACTGAACCGAATGTGACGTTTAAAAAGCTGTCCATGAGGCCATAGTCAGCATCTTGCTCCAAATAAGCCTGACCGATGACAAGTGGCTCCAGCACGGTTGCGCCAACGGCACCATCTATCGCACCAGCCATCAATCTGCTGCCAGTCTTGCCAAAACGTGCTGCCATAGTAGCCATACGCGCCTGACCTACGGCTGGGATAAACGCTGATGCCACGTTGAGGGGGTCAAGCACAGAGCCAGCCAGCATTGTGCCAAACTGCGCCGCACCTAGCCCAAAGCCTCCGCGTGATCTGTTTAGGGTAAATCTAAAGTTCTCGCGCCTGTCGTGACGCTCCGAAAGCAAGTTTGCCAAACCCTCTGTGATGCCGTTCTCATCTACTTCTATGCCTTCACGAAAGTATTGACTGCCACGAAACTCATCAGAAGATAGCACCCGACCATTTGCACCTGGCCCTAAGTATTGGTCAAACGTGCGGTTCAATGCGCTTAGAGGGTTATAGTACAGGGTTTCATCAAGCGTTGCGCCAAGCACATCAAGAGTGCCAGCCTTTGACACATCAAAATAGTTGTCAAAAGCGTTTTGATCGTATTTTTGCTCTGGTACAAAAAAATCTACCATTACTGTAGCAGCCTTCTGGCTATCTCGTTGCGCCGTGTTATCTTTTGCGCCGCCGTTCCTGTGGCTTGCTCTATTTCTGCAATCAAAGGCAGGATGTCAGAAAACTTCACCGTTACAAACGCTTGGTCTGGTGAAATAGCTGTTGGGCCAGGGTCAATTCTTCTTGTAACCATGTTGCCAGTTTGGTCTACAAGGTATGCGCCCTTGTGATCTGAGGTTGTCACCCAATAACCCTGCGCTAAATCTTCTTTGTACTTCTGGTTTACATCAACATTGCCGCTTACAGGCGGTATGTTTGCAAAACCAACGATCATCTCTCTGGACTTTTCGTCACTCACAAGGGAGTTCAAAACATTACCAATTTCTGCTGATGAGTTTTCAAAACCTTTAACCATGCGTAGAGGCTTGCCATTTACCTCAGCAAAAGAAAACTGACTGTAAACCACAGTATCCAAGGCTTTCTCAACAGCTTTTTCAACACTTAATCCAGTTTGCATGTAATAAGCGGCTACGTTTGAAATCATCCCATTCATAGCCGCTGTGTGCAACATGCGTGATCCTGTGGCACCTCTTGAAACAACGCTGTCAGACATGCCGCCTATAACACTGCCTGTGTATTCTGCGTTTTGCGTCATAACTTCAGCGGTTATTTCTTTGATAGTAGTTGAGCCTAACTGGTCTTTTAAACTTTTAACAACTTCTGGGCGATTTGCTGCCTCTACATCAAAGCTACCCACATTATCAGGGTTGGCAATTATGAAAGAATTTGACAGGGCTGTTTCAGCAGAGCCAAAAACTCCTGACGCCATAAGATTCCGCATAATTCTATCTTCATTTTCAATGCCAAACTTTGAAATAAAAGCAATCCCAAGCTCTGACTTTTCTTTTGCGGTCAACTCTGGGGCATTATATTGTGCTTGAAAAGCTGTAAGCTCTGCATTTGATGTTAGTCTTATGTCTATTGGGGCTATGCCCATTTGCCTCTGCAAAGATATAAGATCATCGGTAGTGGCAGGGTCTTTTTCTTGATCTTTAAAATCTTCTTGAATAAATTTAACAGGGTCGTTTTCAATTTCTGTCTTTCTGGAGCTGACCATCCCCTCAAAACTTTTTGACTTTTCACCTGCAATCCTTGTCTCTTCTCCAGTAGACGCATTGGTTATTTCATCCTTAATAGCACGCCTTGCTGCGGCAAGTTGAGTTGGGCCGCCAAACTTAATGCTAGAGTACAAAACACCAGCCCCACGCAAACCATCCATGGTTTCGTTGAATGTATTTTGCGGAACCATATTGTCCTCGCCTAAAATACCAAGGCTTTGCGAAACCTTCTGAATCATTTTTTCGGTTGATTCATCAATTACACCTTTGCTGCTGACAATTTTTGTTTTTATTGCATCAGTGTCTGCTCTTATTTGATCTTCTAATTCGGCATCCATCTTTTTTAGACGGTCATTTACATCGCCTATCAACAGCTTTGCCACACCACGATCCGCACCATCAAGACGCCCAGTAAGGGTCTCCGCTTCATCTTTTAAAGCATTTAATTCATTACGATTCATACTAACAATCGTGGGGAAAATCGTATCAACCAACTGCTTCTCTGCTGTTGCTTGTGAGTTTTTAAAATCTTGCTCAAACTGACTTGCCAATGCAGTACGAAATTTTGCACCTGTTTCTCGCAAGTCAATATTTATAATTTCATCTTCTCTTTCTATTGATACAAACTTAGCTTCAACATCTCTCATCTGCACCAAAGCCTGTGCCTTTTCATCTCCAGTCAAATTTGCGCCAAGCAAAATATCCCGAACCTCATCTCTCTTGTTATCTTCAAGCTCTGTTCGCTTTGCTTCAATGCCACTCAAGATGCCTTGTTTTATTGATTCAGAAGCAAACGCTGAGCTTGCCGAAACAAAGTCATCCATTTCCTTTAGATCGACAAAATTATCTACAGACCTAAGCCTCCCATTAAAAAACCTTGACTGCACCTCTGCCGTAAAGGACTTTCTTGAGTAATTTAGGCTGTATTGTTTTTCCGCTCCATCATCTATGACAGACAACCCATTTGCGGTTATGGCACTAAGATCCTCAAGAGTCACGGCCCTGCTTGCCTCTTGAAAATCTGCTTCAAGCGCGGCATTTGAGGCAGCAGATCCTTCGCGCCTCATGTTTTGGAAAGACACCTTCTTTGCATCAGCAGTCTTAAAACGCATTGTTTGCAAAACAGAGTCGCTAATCGCTGTTGTCTGAGATGGTGTTAGCCCCAACCCTTTGATTTCATTTAGTATTGGCGTTTGCACAGAGTCTGTCAGCCCACTAACCATTTTGTCCATGTCTGACTCAGTGCTTTCCAAGGTATAGGTGTCAGACTGTTCGTATGCTTGAGCAGAATATTTTTGAGCCAAGGTTTTGGTCTGCTCGTCTTTTCTTGCTTTCTGAAACTTAAACTCAAGGTCTTTACTGGCGTTATCAAACTCCATCATATTTTTGGCAAACTGTCTGCCAGTCTGCCCTATAGCTTGCCCAGCCCTAGCCATTGCCTGTCCTGGTGCTGCAAAGGCTTCTGTTGGCGCACTTGGCCCCAAAGACCCTGTAGCAAGGTCTACTTGTGAACCCATACCTCTTGCATACAAAGGAATCTTTGGCATCTCTATCTATCCAACTCTTGTTGTCTGTATCTGTCTTGAAGCTCAAAAAAGTCTTGTTGCTGCCTTATGCTTGCCGCCTGCCCCGCACCGTCCAGAAGGGTTGTGTAAGCTGCTGTGCGGAACGCTGATGCCCTTGCGTTTCCAGCCGCACGCGCCATAGCTGCTTGTGCTAACTGCCCTGCTGTTTCAACATCACTCGCGTACTGTATGCGTAAAGCATCACGCTCCATGGCAAAGTATGAGTCAGCCAAAGCTAAGTAGGGGCTTCCTGATACCTCAACGCCAGACGCTGCGGTGGCTACTACTTGCTGACCAGTGAGCCTCTCGTTTGCCCGTCTAAGGTTTGCTTCCTGATCTATTTTAGCCGTTTGCAGAACAACAGCTTCGTTTTCAGCAAGTTGCGCATTGTATTCGGCGGCTTGCCTCGTGGCTTTGGCAGATGCCATATTGCCCTTAAACTGAAGTATAGTGCTTGCAGTCGTGGCTGCTGCGGCAATGGTGGTTGCCTCCATTACATCACCCTTGCGTAACGGTAATAATCTGTGCCATCTGGCCCATACTTCTTCATTACACCCTCATTTTGAAAGCCAAGCCACTCAGCAAAACGCTTTGCAGTTTTATCAGTTACAGCGATACTTGCCTGTATTCTTTTGTAATCAAACTCTTCTTGCAAATAATCAAACATATACGCGGTATGCCTTGCCACAGATGTGGGCTTTGTTACGGCATCTTTGCCCAACAGCAGCCATGCCTCACCCACATGATCCCATATATTGTGTATGCCACCTATACCTATTACTTCATCTTGATCGAATAGTGAATATCCGTTCATATCTTTGTGTTCTACCAATGCCTTTCTGCCAGCATCTGAAAACTCAAACATCAGTTTCAGATGATCTATATGCTCTCTTGAAAACTTGCATACTCTAAGCATCAAAAGTGTTTGACCTCCGCATGATTGCAAGGATTGTCATAGGCAATGGCTGGTTCTGGCGCACGACCACATGCGCGTCATTGTCGTACCCAGATGGGAAAGATATTTCTTTATCGCCAGTAAACATAGGCACGGCCTCGTCCATTGCCATGCTGCTATCTCTGAATGGTATTCTATCTAGGCTGGTAAGGCTTGGCCCAACCTCTGCGCCCACACTGTTCAAGAAACGCGCTGTAACACCATGTATTCTTTTGATCTTGCCCTGTGATATGCCGTCCTCTGCACCAGCTTCTAGGCGCAAAGTCTCAACAAATGACTGGTAACTATACCCAATCTGCGCCTTTGTTGTGCTAACATCCAGCGTTACCCTGCCGCCAGACACCTGCTTTACAGCGTGCGCTGCGCCATCTGCAAGTATTGATACAACCTCCCCCTCAAGGTGGTTCAGACCTGATATGGTTGTTGTTGCTGATCCGCTGTATGTGAGGCCGTTGTCCACATAGAAGGCATCACTTACCGCTGTGCCAAAGTCAACTGACTTGAGATATACAATGTGACGCACAGTGCTGGTATTGATGATACGTTTGACAGACAGATACACCTGATCTTCTGCACCGCTTGGTATTGCTGTTATGCTTTCTACTATCGGTGCTGCCTCGTTAGTTGTTGCAAGGCGTGTAGTGTCAGAGCTTACACATGACAACAACCCACCAGGCGTTGGGCTGCTTTCCTGCACAGTAACAACTGCCGCACTTGGATTTGCAACTACAAAATCATCATGCGCATTGATAGCGGTGAAGATATTGTCTGCTGTTACGTTATTTGATGTGTTCGGGCGAAAGCCTAATGATGATGCTGGGTCTGAGCTACCAGCAGCCTCTGATGTAAATGTAACAGTCGTGCCATCACTCTTGGTAAATGTAATTGTTGTGCCAACAGCTATGTTTGCATAATCGCTTACAGTTATTGTGCAGTTTGCACTTACACCGCCCAAGACATGCTGATGCCAGCCAACTGCTCCGTTTGCCCTGTCGTATGTAAGACCAACAAGCGTGCCATCGGTATGCACAAACCACAGGATAAGTTCTGGCTCTTGCTGCCAAACCATATCTGTAAGGCCGCCACGCGCTACATGATCTGCTAAAACAGTCAGATCAATCCCCAACAAACCGTCTGTATCAAGATCAAAGGTAATCTCTTTGACTTTTTCAGAACCCTTTTGCACAAGGATGGTGCTGTTTCCTGCACGCAAAGGGCGCACATCAGAGCTGCCAAAGGTTGTCTCTCTTAGCACGTTGACGTTGGTGGGCGTCACAGGCTCACTGCCAGCACCGCCAGACAAGGTAAACTCAGAGCTTGTAGTCAATATCTGCAAGAAACGTGCAGGCAACAAATGCTTGATGACATTCACCTGATCTGACGCAATCGTTACATTGATGGCTGCGTCATCTGTAGTGCCAGGAGTATGGTTCTCAAAATCTGCGCTTACAGAGCCAAAGATGGTCTGTGGCTGGGCTGTGGTACCTGCGTAGTACAAACGCTGCTCATAGAAGGCCACAGCGCGAGGAAAGCCGTTTCTAATGCTGAACGCACCCCTTGACCATCTAGTTGTGCCATCTGTTGCGTTTTTAGGCAGCACAAGGTTGTCTATCACACTGTTTGTGCCGCTGTTTTGTACCACTGCCGTTGCTGTTGTTGCGTTAGTCACAGCAGTAATTTTCACAAAGCCAGTGCCATTGTGCTGAAACTGCCAAGTATGATTACCGTAAACCTCTGAACCAGACAGATGCACAGGAGCCTGTGCGCCAGTTGACTCATTTGTGCCAGCGTCTGTTTTTTTGTAGACGTTACCGTTGTGATGCACGATGTCATTCTGTGAATATGAATCACCAGTTGCCCACGCTGGGTGAGACACCTCAATAACATCACGGAACCGGAATATAGAACCAACATCTTTTGATGCGTCAAATAAGTCGGCAGATGCGGTAAGCGTTACTGTGCCAGTGTTTGCGTCTGAGGTTATGGTTGTAGTCGTAGAGTTTTCATCCTCATACGGGCCATCAATGAAATCAATGTCAGATAAGGTAAAGCTGGTTGCCGTAGTTCTTGTTAGCTTTGCTGGCTCATGGTCTTTGTGCGCAAGAAACAAAACGTCAGCAGACTGCACATGATTCAACTCAAACACCTGCGCTTCTGTGTAAGTAGTTGTAACTTCTACTATTTTTCCAACTGTGCCAGCGGAACCGTAAGCTGTAAACGCACTGCTGTTGATGCCAGAAAGCTGAAAAGTATTTGTTGTCGCGCCAGCTACGGTAAACTCTGTGTTGTTGATCTCTGTCATTCCAACAACGCCAGTGATGAATACCGTGTCACCGTTGGAAAAGCCGTGAGAGCTTGACGTTACGACTGCTGGGTTTGCTTGCGTAACAGCCGTGATGTTTTTGGCAGTCTCAGTAAGTATGCCCTCGTCTTTGAAAAAGCGTATGTAGTTTTCACCGAACTCCAGCACATATGCTTGCTCATCACTAAACTCAAAGTTTACAAGGCGCACTTTGCCGCCAGCCTTTGACGCACCAGCAAAATAAGAACCAGGGCGGCGTGTGATGCCACCCTGTGGAAAACTTATCATGTTGGTAAGCTCTTTTGCCGCTTCGTTGTACTTTTGAAGATCAATACGGCCTTCAAGCCTTGGCGAAAACTCTCCAGCGCGAAAGTTTGTTATAATCGTTGATACACGCGCCATATTAGAACCTTATATTTATAAACTCATCTGCCCGTATTTGGTCTGGGAATCCTTCCATAGCATCCATGCTACGCGCTTCTTTGAGTCGTGCGTCATACAGCGCAACCATAGCCTGTGCCACACTGTTACTGCCTGTGATTGCGTAGGCTGTCTCAGAGGCCAGACGATGCGCTATTGTAGATGAAAGCAGGCTGTCAAACTGTTCTGGGTCAGTGACCCTAGATATATAGATAATCTTGCATGTGCTTTCGTTGCTTAGAACCCTGCGCCCCTCAATCTTAAACATAATGTTGCTATCATATGCGGATAGCTCATTGTCTACGTTTGTGTTCCAAAACGACAACACACGCAGACAAAATGGATCTGCTGGTAAATTATACTGAAAGTTAAAACCAAAAGCTGGTGCATCACTGTTCTGTGCAAGCGTTGCTCTTGTGATCGCGCAGTTCCAAGGATGTGCACGCAACACTGAGTCTCTTACAGTTTCAAACCTGCGATTACACAATCTTGCTTCTTTAGAGTTTTCTGTGAGGGCAGTGATAGTGGCGGCACCCAACAAATCCATTGCCTCGTTACAAATATCCACAACCGATGGCATGTCACCCTCCAGAGAAGAAGGGGCGTTGCCGCCCCCTCTGTTGTTTAGTTGACAACGTACTCAATCACGAATGAAAGATCACCTGCCGTATCACCTGCCGCATCGAACAAAAGGCCGATGAAAAGGTAGCCACCCGGATCTGATGACTGCCCTGCATCTTCCCATATTCGTTGACCAAGCAGGTTGATGTTACGCGCTTCAAACGTGACATCAGTACCAACACCACCTACGGCACCGCGTAGGTCAGTGATTGCAGATGCGTAGGCATCATCATCAAGCGCGGTAAATGTACCGTCACTCTCTGAATAAATGCCAACATCGCAAGTGTTGGTTGTGCCAGAGTCGAGGTCATCATTGAAAAGTTTGATGCTCACGATCCCTGCGTTTGAAGGAATAGGTGCAAGCATCACTGTGTCTGTTGCTGAAAGATCTCCAGCAGCCAGTGCGATTGTACCCATTGCAACCCGCTTAGAGCCATGCAGAGTCCTAGATGATGATGCCACCTGGGGCAGTGCTAGCAAGTTGGATACGAGAGTCGTATTTACATTAGCCATTTTCTACTCCTCTCTTAGTCTGGGGTTTCATCACAGAAGATTTGAACAACCTTTGACTCTTCCATGCGCACCGCTCCGATGCTCATGCAATAGTAAACTTGGGTTGCATATCCCTTGTCAGCACGCTCATCAATGCGTGCAGCGATGTCTTTACCGACACCGAGGGTCAAACCATCTTCAGCCCATGCAAAGCATGTTCTGATGTCGTTGCTATCTACAGACAACCTATTGGTCATGATGAACTGGAACCCCATAAAGGTATCCACATCACCCTGTACCAGAGCTTTGACTGTGTTGAAATCCGAGCTAGTAACCTGTGTTGTGCCAAGCAAGTCTTCAATCTGCTTTGGCCCTACAGCAATGTAGCGTGGGATTGATGGGTCAACATCATTGAGGTCCATCTTACGCTTTGCTTCTGTGAGCTTGGCGATAGTCAGGCCATCGTTTGATGAGGATGAACCAACAGAGTTTGCTGTTGCATCCAGTGTTGCACTGCCAGATCCAGTCTCACCAGTAGAGGCTGTGCCTGTAGCGGCAGTAATAATCACATCGTCCATCGCACGACCCATAGCAGCGGCTGCTGCCTGTGCATAAGATGATGTTGGATCAATAAGCATACGCACTTTGTCCTGATCGTCGATCAGATCTGCATACTCATAATCCGCTAGGGAAAGACGCCGCCTCGCATGAGGTGTGTCCATTTGTGGTGTATCGGCGTGACGGCTGCTACGCAGGGCAGCAGTTGCAACTCCGATTTGGTCTATGAAGGCATTTTTACCAACAACATTCTCAATTCGCACCGCATCACGCAGACGAGAACCCATCTGCTGTGATAGCATCTGCACGTTTGCAGAATACTGTTGCACAAATGCCGTAGTTACTTGAGTAGACATTAGCCTACCTCCTGTTCTACGTTGACATTTACACTAATCGCGGCGTGCTACCCTTTCGGACACTCCTAGCTTTTTTGCCAGCATCGGGCTTTCGTCTTTCCGAATTGTCAGCAGGACGGTCCTCACCGCTACCCTGCACGACCCACTTGTAATACTTTTCTGCAAGTTGGTCAGGTTCCATCATATCACGTTGTGTACCAAACTCAATGGCAATACGCAAACACTCTAAACGCAGGTCTATTTCCTCTTGTTTAGTCATGTATCATGCTCATCAGTTCTGATACACGCGCAATCGCACGCTCACGCGCAACCACATTCTTTCTGTCTGTGTATTCTGGTGAACGCATGATTGCATCAACCTCTGATTGCGCTTGTTGCCTTGTCATAACATTTGCCATGGCTGGTTCTGCAATAGAGTCCTCACTTGTCACTGTCTTTTTGAAATCAGCAATAGCAGCAAACACTTTGACAAACGCGGGATGATTGCCAACCTTTGTACCATCAGCCAGGTCCATTCCAAGCACGCCATCACCATCAAACTCTTTGATAGCTGACTGTGCAGCTTGTAGCTTGGTGTCATACGCTTGGCCCCACTCTTGACGTAGTGATGCCTCTGTTTGCTCTGCCTGCTCTTTGATTGCAACCTGCATGCCTTCAGCAGAGTTAGACGCCTCTGACAGATAGTAATTCAAAATACCAGTTGCTTGATCTGGCGTAAGACGCAGAGCGTGTGCGGCTTCCTTAAATCTTGTTGTGTCATCTTCTGTAAGAATATTGCCATCAGCTTGTATAGCATATCCGTCTGGTTCTTCTGGCCTGCCCAAACGTCCAAAGATATTATCTAAGTCCTCATCTGTTGGGTTTGCTGGTAGTGGCAGTTTGTCTGTGCCTATCAAACGCTGTGCGTTAATGTATGAACGCGCCAGGTTTGGCACATCTTTGATTGGTGATAGGCTTGGGTGATCCCTCAGTTCTTCTGGAACCAAACTCAAGAAGTCGTTACCAGACCCGCCTTGTGCTACCTCTGCTGGTGTTTCCAGCGTTGGCAACTCAGGCTGGGCTACCTGTTCAGCTACTTGTTCTGACATTTATTCCTCTTTCATCATGTTGTGAATATAAAGGACAACAGCACGTTTGCCCTCTTCGTAGGATGTGGCATTTGTATCTCCAGCCACAAAACTTGAGGCATTGTAATTACAACGCATCTCAAGATCGTGTAAAAGTTTCTTGCCAGTCTCTGTGCTAAATATATCACAGTACATCTGGCGCAACTTTATCATCTCTTCGTTCATTTATTTACCATCCGAACAGCCTGTGCTGCTTGCGCTACATTAGATACATCCTCTGCGTCTTGCTGACGTTGCATCTGTTCTGCTTCCATAGCTGCACGCTGCTGTCTTGTTTGCTCAATCTGTGCCTGCGGGAACAGCACTTCTTTTGGCACGCCAAGCGTATCAACAACATGGTTGACCAAGCCATCTGGGTTGAGGTGATCGCCAACAGGCAAGCTCTGTGAAAGCGGCAACAATATCTCCAAAGCCTTCATGGTGCTGTTGAGGCTGCTTGACTTTTGTGCGCGTGCTAGAGGAGACACATACTCAATATCAATATCTCTGCCCTGCAATGACTCTGGCGGTATGGCAAGCATCTCTTCACGCAGCATCAAGGCAAATGTTCTGTCAATCAAAGGACGCAGCATCTCATTCATAAGTCTGCCAAGCACAGGACCAATGACTCGCATACGCTCTTCTTGCCTTTGCACAACCTCTGTTGCCGTCATGTTTGGTGTTGCTGCTGACAATATCTGGTCAACATAAAACGCAGAACGTACTGCCGCGCGTCTTTGCTCTTCCATCGACAAGCCAATAGGTATGTTTGCGCCCGTATTCAGTGGCGTAATGGTATCCCTTGTACCACTTCTAAAAAAGTTCAAACCACCAGGTTGTGTGCGCACAGGCAGCATGAACCCATCATCTGGTACTAACAGAGGTGGATCAATCATCTTCTGTGCAGCCTGTATGATTGTCTTTGACATCAGGTTCAGCATCTTTACATCAGGCAACGCAATCATGGCTGGTGATCTTCCCATCACCTCACCTGTGGCTTTCAAGAAACGTGGCACGATATACGGAAACTCCTCAAAGCCACTGATGCTTACAGGCATCTTTGTCTGCATACAGATGTAAACAGAAGCAAATGGCATGTTGAGGTTGTCTACCTTTTGCGGATCTCTGTCTGTGCGCGGCAGCACAGCGTGCAACATGGTGACATCTTCATCAGGGTTCTTTTGAAACTTTTTGGCAATAAACTCGCCAACATTCTCCAAGCCAAACCTTTGCACTGCTTGCCGCGCTGGTATCTTGTACTTACGGAAAACAGTATCAACCAGACCAAACTGGTTTTCTGCAATGTAAAACTCTGATATGTGGCGTGTGCTAAATCGTAGCTCACTGCCATCCATCTCGACAAACATGCAACCTGTGCCAAACACAACCAGGTCTACATATAACTCATGCACCTCAGTCTCAAAGTTTGACTGATTGAAAGCGCGTATCATGCGCTTGCTACTATCCTCTAGCCATCGCTGCACATCATCGTTGCGTCCAATGTCTGGGTCTTTCATCGCAAGGTGAAACCAAGGCGTTGCACCACTCGTAAGCATGCCATGAAGGGATGCAGACAAAAGGTCTACAGCTTGCAGTGCAGTACCATCAAAGATAAGCTCCATGCGCTTTTCGCCGCGACTGCGTTTGCGCACAATGTCCGCCTTTCTGGGCAGCATGTAATCGGCAAGTTCTTGGTAATGTGTATCCCAGTTGCCTCTGCGCATTTCCATATAGTCGTAGCGCGATACTATTTCTTTGATGGCATCCATGATTTTATCCTAACAAGGTTGGTGTTTGTCCTGATGCACTCTGTCCCAATGCGCCAGCAACAATAGTTGAACCCCTGCCCTTACGTCTGCGCACTCTTGCGCCCATAGCCTCCTCTGCTCTTGCAGATGCGCGTGCCATTTCTGTTTGGTCTGGCATAGCTGGTGGCTCTGGTGGTGGCGGTGGTGCGGGTATTTTTGGTGTTAAAAATGACATATCTATCCTCCGTATGAACTAGATGCACCGCGTAGCAAAATACCTTCTTCACCAAAACCAGCTTGACCAAACCTCGCGCTTCTTGTGCGGCGTTTTGCAGCGGCACCACGCCCACGCAAAAGAACAGGCTCATCATCTCTCTCTGGCGTTATTTCTGGTGTAATCTCTGGCTGTGTAACCGAGTCTGGATCTTTTTCAACTACTGGTGTAGTAGGGTCTAAGTCTGGACGTCCTGTATATCGGCCTGTGCTTTTATCTACTAGGCCAGCTACACCGCCCCTTTCATCTTTTACTATTTCAGTGCCGTATTCTATCTTGCCATCTTTCATTGTGGGCTGGTCTTTGGCTAATGCTGTAAGCAGTGTCATTGCTGATTTTTTGCCAGCAATGTTTAGTATGTTCAAAGCTGCTGTGCCAACGCCTGGTATCTGCACCTTTCCTGGTGGTAACTGCCCAACCCTAGCTCTTTTGGCAAGATCACCCAGAACATCTCTATTCAAACCTGGACGCCCAGCAATATTAGCTGCGGCAACATCTGCGCTAACAGTAGGCAGGGTGCCAACAGTAGCAAGCACATCACCTGGACTTGCGCCTCTTATTCTTGCTAAATCGCCACTTGGCCCTGTCTTTCTTATGTCAGCCTTCATAGTAAGACCGCCATCAGGCGTTGACGTAGGCGTGTATCTTACACCAACCTCGCGCATCTTTTCAGATGCTGCACCGCCTGTATCACCCAACTTTGCACCAGTCTTAGCTGGCGGCCTAGCCGTTGATGGTGGATCAAGTGCGTCTGGTCTACGAGTTGGCGGCTTTGCCTTTGGCGCAGGAGCAGCAGGTTTTGTTGTGGCTACCTTACGCTTAGTTACGCCAAATTTATTGTCACTAGGCTTCTCTCTAGGCGCACTAGGCTTTGTGGCTTTTGGCGCAGCCTTTGGTTTAGATGGTGCTGGCCTAGCTGGCTCTGCTCTGCGCCCACGCTCTACGCCTGGCCTTGGTCTTGGTTTGGGTGAGCCGCCGCCACCGCCGCCGCCACCGCCTCCTCCTGATCCCATCTTACTTCTCCTTTAGCTTATGAAAGCCTATCTTGCCTGTCTCAGTGCGTAGCCAGATAGCTCTGTCATGCCCCAAGTTAATAAATATCTCACGCAGTCGCCTAAAAACTTTGGTAATGCTACTCTTTCCGTCCAAACAAATAAAGTCTACAATCCAAATGGCCTGACCGCCGCCATCAAACCCACCCACAGGAAACTTATTTTCTATAAGGTAATCTTGCACCTGCCACTCGTTTGGAAATGCCCAAGTTGCAAAGCCTTCGTCCATAAGCACATACTGATTTAGGCGCATGGGTTTCTCTACAAAGCTATCAAACTCTTCCTGCCCCCACCATTTGTGGTACTCGCTACCCTCCACCAACTCAACTATACGTTCTCTTTCGTTAATCATAACATAAATGGATTGTACTCGTTCATCGCCATCTTCTGCGGAGGACGAACAGCAGCTTGTCTATTCTCCAGCCCAACAGCCAGATACCTAAACGCATCCGCAGAGTGGCTCGTGTAATCATGCCTTGGATGATCTCTGAAAACTTTTTTGCGTTCGTCCCACTCTTGCCTGTACTGTCGTAACATCTCCAAGCCATCGTATGTCTTTTCCTTATCAAAAAAACACTTGGGCAGCATCATGCGTGCGGCATTGATACCATCGGCAACCTTCATCTTTGGAATAACACGAAAGCGTATGCCAAGACTGAACGCAGTCTCCAGCCTAGACTTGCCAGAACCAAGCTCTCTTACTTCAATGTCGTGCGGAGCAAGGTGATCGCCGTAGTGGTAATCTTTTTGACGTAATATCTCAGCGTAGTGATCCAGCCCAACACCGCTGTTTTCATAGTAGTCAATAACATTGATCGAACCGCCTCTAAATACTTGCGCAAACCAGATAGCTGTTGAGTCGTTTATACCCAGATCCCATGCGGTATGCACAGGATAAGCAGGGTCATATGGAACCCTAGTAACCCTTCCGTTATCATCGGCATCAGAAAGCAGCTTTCCATAATAGGCACCTATGATAGCAGCAGTGAACGAACATTCATACTCTTGCTCGTACTGCTCTGGCGTCATCTGCGCTTTAGCAGCCTCTAGCTCTTCTTTCTTGACCAACTCACTCTGGGATGCACGCACTACCTTCCAATACCATTGGTCAGATCCATTCTCCTCTTCTGACTTGGCCTGTTCCAATAGATCAAAAAAATGATTATGCCCCGCTGGGGTGCCTAGAAATACAGCCGCACCCTCTCTGTCGGATAGGGCAGGACGTACAACCTCCCCCCACACCCTGGGATTTTGCATGCCAAATTCATCGAATACACATAGATCAAGATATATACCTCTCAGACTATCTGGATTTTCTGCTGATAAAAGCATGAGCCTACCGCCATTAGGGAAGTCAACCCGTAACTCAGTTTCATTAAAATTCACGCCAGGTATTACAGAAGCATAATACTTCACATAATCCCACGCAATACGCTTGGCTTGCGTAAAAGTAGGTGCCACAAACGCAACTCGCGGCCTTGGCAACTCACAAGTTAGCGCATGCTTTATAAGAT